AAATGTTCATAGAATTTTGTAAATTGTATGATAACAAATCGAAGGCAATTCAAGAACTAAAACAAAATCTGAAAGTGTTGGAAACCAATCATCGTATAATGCAACTTGAAGATGTTGATATTCCATCATCAACTAAATCTACAATTCGTAACATAGTTGATGGTGAAATTGGTGGAATAAATAAGATTGAGTTAGACAAATTGTTTGTAGAAGATAAACTACAAAATGTTTTATTGAATTGGGACGAGTGGTTGAAGAAAAATTTTACAACATTAAATTCGATTAGGAACAAGTATGCAGGATAATTTATCCCAATACGGACATACATTTCAAACAAAAGTTATCACATCACTACTAAACGATAGGTCATTCCTACAACAGGTTTCAGATATAATTGAACCAACCTACTTTGAGTCTCAGGCAAATAATTGGATTGTTGCTAGGATAATGTCTTATTATGAAAAGTATAGAACTGCACCAACTGCTGAAGTATTCAAATCAGAATTGATACAAGTCGAAGATAAAGTTTTGAAAAGCACTATTGCAGATGCTTTGAAAGAGAGTGCAAAATATAAAGACAGCACAGATGGTGAATATGTAAAATTAACTACATTAGAGTTTTGTAAAAATCAAAAGATGAAGGTTGCAATAATTGAGTCTGTTGATTTGCTAAAGAGTGGTAAATATGATTTGATAAAAAAGAAAGTTGATAATGCACTTAAAGCTGGAACTGACAAGGATATTGGACACGATTACATAATTGATGTTGCAGCCCGTTATGAAGAGGGTGCAAGAACTTGTGTATCTACCGGTTGGAATGTTATTGATGATATTACAAATGGTGGACTTGCTGAAGGTGAACTTGGTGTTATCATTGCACCTGCCGGCGGCGGTAAATCTTGGGGATTGGTTAGTCTTGCTGCTAATGCAGTGAAAGCTGGAAAGAGAGTTATTTATTACACACTTGAACTCAATCAGTTTTATGTTGCTCGCCGATTTGATGCATTCTTTACAAAGATTGCATTTCAAAATCTTGGAGAAGAACATGCACAAGAAAAAATTCGTGATACTATGGAAACTATCAAAGGTGATTTGATTGTAAAGTATTACCCAACCAAAACTGCAAGTATAACAACCGTATCATCACATATAGAAAAATGCATTAGTCAAGGTAAAAAACCTGATTTGGTTATCGTTGATTATGCTGATTTGATTAGACCATCAAAAGCCGGTGATAAAAGATTGGAGTTGAATGATATTTATGAGGACCTGCGTGGTATTGGTGGAACTTATGGAATACCCATTTGGACTGCATCACAGGCAAATCGTTCTGCTCTTGAAGATGATGTTATCGAAGGTGGTAAGGTTTCGGAATCATATAACAAGATTATGATTGCTGATTTTATTATGTCCCTTTCAAGAAAACTGAATGATAAAGTTGGTGGAACTGGCAGATGGCATATTATCAAAAATCGTTTTGGTCCAGATGGTATGACATTCCCAAGTAAAATAAACACAATGACTGGTCATATTGAAATATATGAACCATCGTCAGACATGGGACAAAGTGTTACAACTTCCATGAAAGGCGAAGTAAATGTTAAGAAGGCACTTTCACAAAAATTCAAAGAATTAGAAGGATTTTAGTGGAAAAATAATTTTTGAAAAAACCTACTTTTTTTATTTCAAACCGTATACTTATTCGTATATGGTTTTAATTTACACCTAAAAAACAAAGTTTTCAATAAAAAAATCAATGGAGAAATAAATGGACATTAGCAATCGCATCTTGTCTGAAATTACTGTTTATATGAAATATGCTCGTTTCATTCCAGAAAAAAATCGTAGGGAAACATGGGAAGAATTGGTGACTCGAAACAAAGAAATGCACCAAAGAAAATACCCTCAATTAAAAGACGAAATTGAAAATGTCTATAAGTTTGTGTATGACAAAAAAGTTTTACCATCAATGCGTTCATTGCAGTTTGGCGGTAAACCAATAGAGATTTCTCCTAACAGAATTTACAACTGTGCTTATTTGCCCATTGATGATTGGCGTGCATTTGGTGAAGTGATGTTTCTTCTTCTCGGTGGAACCGGTGTAGGTTATTCTGTCCAGAAACATCATGTTGAAGAACTACCAGCAATCCACAGACCAAAGAGTAAAGAAAGAAGATTTCTTATTAGCGATTCAATCGAAGGTTGGGCCGATGCAGTTAAGGCATTGATGAAGTCATATTTTACAGGTGGTTCATCTATTCGTTTTGATTATTCAGATATTCGCCACAAAGGTGCTCGTCTGATTACAAGTGGTGGTAAGGCACCAGGTCCGGAACCACTTCGTATTTGTATTGAAAAGATTAGAGCAATACTTGATTTGAAACAAGACGGTGATCAACTTTCATCTATTGAAGTTCACGATATTGTCTGTCATATTGCAGATGCAGTTCTTGCAGGTGGTATTCGCCGTGCCGCTCTTATATCTCTTTTCTCTGCTGATGATGACGATATGATTTCATGTAAGTTTGGAAATTGGTGGGAACTCAATCCACAAAGAGGCAGAGCTAATAATTCTGCTGTTCTTCTCCGTAGTAAAGTAACCGAAGAATTTTTCAAATCACTTTGGAAGAAAATAGAATTATCCAATGCAGGTGAACCTGGTATTTACTTTTCAAATGATAAAGATTGGGGAACAAATCCCTGTTGCGAGATTGCACTTCGACCATTCCAATTCTGTAATCTTTGTGAGGTAAATGTTTCTGATGTAGAAGGTCAAGAAGATTTAGAGGATAGAGTTCGTGCCGCTTCTTTCATTGGAACGTTACAAGCTGGATATACAGACTTCCATTATCTTCGCCCTATTTGGCAAAGAACAACTGAAAAGGATGCATTACTTGGTGTTGGTATGACTGGTATTGGTTCCGGTAAAGTTCAAAAGTTAGATTTGAAAGCCGCTGCTAAAGTTTCTCGTGAGGAAAATGAAAGAATTGCTGGTATCATTGGTATCAACCGTAGTGCAAGAACAACAACAATTAAACCAGCTGGAACATCATCATTGACATTGGGTTGTTCATCCGGCATTCATGCATGGCACAATGATTTCTATTTACGCCGTGTTCGTGTTGGTAAGAATGAGGCAATTTACTCTTATCTTGCAATCAATCATCCAGAATTGATAGAAGATGAATTTTTCCGTCCACACGATACCGCAGTTATCGGTGTTCCACAAAAGGCACCAGAAGGTGCTATTATGAGAACCGAATCGCCATTACAGTTGTTGGAAAGAGTAAAATGGTTTAATAATAATTGGATCAAACCTGGACACAGAACCGGTATGAATACCCACAACATTTCTGCAACAGTTTCTATCCGTGAACATGAATGGGATGCAGTTGGTAATTGGATGTGGGAAAACAAAGAATCATACAATGGACTTTCTGTTCTCAACTATGATGGCGGATCTTACACACAAGCTCCTTTTGAGGACATCACCGAAGAAAAATATAATCAGTTGATGGAAACTTTGAAGGATGTTGATTTGTCAAACATAGTTGAAATAGATGACAATACAGACTTATCAGGTGAACTTGCTTGTGCCGGTGGTGCTTGCGAGATAAAATAAAAAGAATAGTGTTATAGTTCTTTGACATAATTTAGGAGAAACGTTATGGATATTTTTTCTTTCACATTGGGTATATGTGCGGTTACAGTTGTGGTGTTAATCACAGTTGTAGTTGTGGGTATGTTCAGAATTAACAGATTAGCCAAAGAACTTGATAGAACCGTAAACGAGATTGAACAAATTAAAAGGGTTATTGATTCAAGGGTGGATTCACTTCGTTCAACGCTTGAAAAAGAAGACTTAAATCTTCATCAAAGGATTGACAATATATTCACATACATAGACGGTCAAACCCGAGATTTGCACGAAAGAATTGACGAATTGAGTAGACAATTTACAAATAACAAATAATTATTATTAACACGGTTGAAGAACTATAACACTTATTATTTTTGAAAAACATGATTAAATTAAAAGAAATACTATTAGAAGGTGGGAATTTATTTGCAGACACAGTTGGTATAAAACAGAATGAAGTTATGCCAACAATTAAGAAAATAGAAACTGATATTTTGAAACCTTTGGGGTTGATTGGATTTGGAACTGATTGTTTTATATTAGGAAGTGCAGGTAAGAAACCTGCTGACCAATTATCTGGTGATTTAGATATTGGTATTTCTATGGATCAAATTGCTTCTGCTAATGGTTTGAAATTAAGTGATGTTCTTAATTGGTTGATTGATAAATTGAGTTCTATGGGGTATGAAACTCAACCACTACGGGGGTTTTCACAAATTTCTATTCCATATGAAATAGTTGGTAGAAATACCGGTGAGCCAGTTCAAGTGGATTTCATGTTATCAAATAATTTGAATTGGACACAATTTGTTTATTCTTCTCCTGATTATTCAAAGGGTGAATCAAAGTATAAATCGGCATATAGAAACTTTTTATTGGGTGCAGTTGTTGCTGCATTTGATTACAAAGTATTGAAGAAAACAGATAAAGATGTTCCGATTGAAATTCAAAAGTATGTTCTTCGTCACGATAAAGGAATTTTCAATCTGATAAAAAATTATTCTGGCAAAGGTGGTGGAGTGATTAAGTCCGGAAAAACAATAGCCGGAAGTGAGAGTTTTTTAACACAGACACCGGAAGAAATGGTAAATTTCTTTTTAGGTGATCAATACAGTCCTACGGACATTTCTTCATTTGAAAAACTATACGATGTTGTTTTTAACAAACCAAGTAAAGTTTCAGCAATGAGAGAATTGATCCGTAAGTTTTTTATTCAAAATGTAACCGATGCAAAATTACCGATACCGGAAA